AAGCCTGCTTCACTGGCTTAAATTATACCAGTAAAACGCAGGCAATGGCGGGCAATGATTGCTTATGCAATCCTCTGAAATTGTGAAATAATCTGGTTCTTTTCAAACCTCTGCGAAAGTGTTTCAAGTGCTGTATCTCTGATATTCTTACACTGTCTTTCACTGTATGAATTGCGTACCGCTACTTGTTCCCATTTGAGGTTGTGCATGTAAAAATCAAAAATAATGCGCTTTTCTTTCAGTTTCAGCCTTGAAACTTCCTGCAAAATCTGCGCCTTTAAGGCTTGCAACTGCTGCACCTTTGCTTCATATTCTCTGATTTCGCCGCTGACATAATCTGGAATATTAAGCGCCATATTTTCTGTTTGTCGTGATATATTATTTTTCCCTTTTGGTAGACCGTCGCATTGTATAGCGCCAATGGGATTGTAGTATTGGTCCGTTAAGTCACTTATAATCTTTCTGTATATACTCACCTCCCCGTCTATGTCTTTGTAATATTCCAGCAATTCAATAACCCTGCCTTTTTCCATTGCCTGCGCCATTTGCTTTTCCTCCATTCTTTGTTTTTGCCAGTCTTTCCCGGCTTCTATCCGTCTTGCACGTCAACTGCGTTTTCTCCTGCTGCCTGCTGCCGTTCTTTCTCTTCGTACCCCATGCACTTTATGTATCTTTCCGGTTTTCCGCAGCTTTCATAATATTTGCAGTCTACGCAAACATTTTCTTTCATTTGCGCTTCCTCCGTGATATGTAGCCTGCACACTCCGGTTCCCCTCTCAATAGCCGCATTGAACATGACCCTCCGCACTCATAAGCCTTTGTGATATGCTTTGCGCACTTTGTATTTGCGCACTGATTGCGGCAAAATACGGGCATATTGTCTGTATTAAGCATTATTATTGGTCTTTCCATCTGCTGCACCTCCGTTTCTTCTCACGAACTGGAAGCACCACGCTTCATCACGCATGGTTTTTATTGTTCCGTCTTCGTCAATGTATACTGCGTCAATAAACTTCGGCTTTGGTGGTTCCCCCTCTTCTAACGGTCCTGCAAAATCAATCATGATTTGCAACACGTTGTATACTCTTTCGTTGATAATCATTCTATAATCTGTCATGTTTATTGGCATTTCCCGCACCTCCTATGCTGTTTCATGCAAAATTATCTTTCTGAACATACTTTCAAATATCGGAACTGCAATGCTGTTTCCAGCCTGCTTGTATAGCGCCATTCTGTATCTTCCAGAACGCTTCTGGACTGCTTTTGCCCTTTCATAGTCCTTGTCTGTATATCCTTGCAGGCGCCAGCACTCCCGTTCTGTTAAATATCTATAACGCCCGTTTCCGCAGTCAATCACCTGTGCTGGTGTTCTGTCCTGTCTGGTCGTGATTGTGTATGCAAAATCTTTTATTACTGTTGCTCTTCTTATGCCTTTTTCTCCAATCACACTGTACACACTCGGTTGCGTCACGTCATACACTGGCGGCACTTCGTCGTTGTTCAGAAGAAATTCTGATATATCTTTCATTGGCGTTCTGATTAAGTCTGAAAAGTCGAACTTTTCACCATTCAGCACCGATACCGTGAAAACTCTTTCCCGTGCCTGTGGCAATCCAAAGTCCCTTGCGTCTAATATTTGATAATTGCTTGTATATCCCAGCTTTTCCATTTCTGCTATGTATTGTTCAAAGTTCTTCTTGTTGTAGCCGTTTAATACATTTTTCACGTTTTCCCAGATAACATATTTTGGCTTCCATTCGCCCATATTTTGAATAATGTGTATTGTTTCCCACATCAGACTTGACCGGGTGCCGCTTCCTTTGTCTGCTCCTTTTCCTCTGTTTATCCTCCCTGCTTCCGCAGTTGCTTTTCCTTGATGTCCCGCAATACTCATATCTTGACACGGGCTGCCATGTATCAGAATATCTGGTTTGAGGTTCCAGCCCACCACTGATTGTGTTTTATACTCTAATTCTTCCGCAAACATTGCATTGTATGACCTTACGGCGTTTTCGTCTATTTCCACATAGTCAATGGCTTTTGTTGGAATGTTCAAATTTCGCAAAGCACATCTGGGGGAACCAATTCCCCCAAATAGTTCTAAAATCTGTACCACGTCTACACCTCCTGCAACGCTATTACACAATAGCCCTCTTCAAGTGCGCTGCTGGTCGTGTCGTCGTCCATGCAGATAATTTTCATGTCTGCCGTGTTCCCGGTTGCTCTGCCCTCTGCAAACTCAATCAGCTTCACTGTGTCGCCCTCTCTGTAACCGTCATTTTTCAAAATCATGTATGGTCTTGTATGGTCGATTGCAACGGCTTTCATTTTGTCCGGTGATACTCTGATTGTTTTTTCTTTTCTTTCATCAGACGGCAAATGCTGCATTTTCTCTTCCTGCTGCATTTCACGCAGTTTCTTTTGTGTTTCCCGGTCAATAGCTGCCTGCTCTTCGTTGTATCTCTCTTCGTCCGTCTTCTGGGCTTCTCTGCGGTTCTCATAAGCATTACAGCTGGTCACGGTTGCTGTCTTGTCGTGGCAGTCCTCATAGTGTGTGCAGCTGTAACAAAGTGACGTTATCTGCTCCGGCTGTGGGTCAACATATTCTGACTGCTTCCCGGTTGCGTCCTCTGTGGCTTCTCCTGCTCCCTCTGTGGCTGTTTCTTCCTGCTGTCCGTCTGTTTCATTGCCTGCGGTGCTTTCTGTCGTTCCTGCGGCTTCCTGTTTCTCTTCCATCTGGCTAATATCCATCTGTCCCGGTATCTGCTGCGACGCTTCCCAGTTCTTCTTCAACTGCTTAATGTCTGATAGTGTCAGCACTTCATTTTCTCTGAATACCTCTGCCGCCTGCTGCTGGTAATCTTCCGGCAGCCCGGACACTTCGTAAATGACAGATACAACAATTCTGTTTGCCTTAAACTCTGCCATTAACTCTGGAATAATATTGTTGTATATTGCCTTGTATCTTCCTACCTGTGCTGGGGACGTTTCTATAATTTCCGCTAACAAATCACGGGTCCTGCCCGGAATGTTCATGCTTTCTTTTAATTCCAGCACCAGTTTTTCTGTTTCCAGCGCTTCTGTCATTCTCTCCCAGTCTGTCTTCTCTCTGAAACGGTTTGCCATAATCAGTGCCAGTCTGTCCAGTATGGCGTTTTTCTTCGGCTTGATTAAGATTGGAACCCGTCTGAAACGCTCTTTGCCCTCGTCCACCAGCTGCATGACCGCCAGCCGTCTTCTGTGCCCTGCAATGATACGGCGCTTGCCGTCTTCCTCTTCATCAGTCACCAGAAGCGGTTGCAGCACTCCCAGAAGTTCAATGGACTGTTTTAAGTCCTGCACGTCCTCTACGCTGTAAAAGTTGCCTTTTGACGGTATAAGGTCGTAAATATCAGCTGTGCTGCTCACGCCCTCTTCGGACGTGACAACCTCTGTGCCTGCTGCCGCCTGCTGCTGTTCTGCTTTCTGCTGCTCCCCAGCTTCCTTTGACCGCTGGTTTAATAACTCTGTCAAGTTGAATTTCTTTGCTGCTCCTGCCATTGTCTTTTCCTCCTAACGTGTCCGAATTGGTCACATTCTCAACCATTCTTCCACTAACGCTTTATAGTCGGCACTTGCGCCGCAGCGTGGGGAATATAAAATGATTGGCAATCTTTCAAATGTGCTGGGTTTCATTTTCGGTGTCTTTCTGATATGCGTATCAAACACCGGATATTCAAGCGTCTTCAAGAACTCTTCGCCCTGCGTGTCTGCTTCATTTGTTCTGTCGTACTGTGTCACAAAACAACCGCAGAAGCGCAACTGTGGGTTCAAATCCTCACGGGTGTTGTCAATCTGTTCTTTCAGTTCTGCCAGACCGTCTATTGCAAAATCATCAATGGTTATAGGCACCATGACGTCTTGCGAAGCTACCAGCGCATTTATGGTTGAAATGTTAATGTCTGGGGCGTTGTCAATAATGCAGTAGTCATATTCCTGCTGCAATCCGTCCAGAAACTTTTTGAAGCGTGTCTGTTGCGGTCTTGACTGGTCCAGCATGACCTCAAGGTTGGCTGTAAGTAAATTCATGTTTGCTGTGATAATGTCCAGCCCGTCAAAGTCCGTGTGTTGGATAACCTCTGCCGGGTCAATGCCCCGCTGTGTCATTACCTCTGCCGTGCCCTTATGGTCGTAGCTGTGGCGGTTCATAATCTTGCTTGCGTTGCCCTGCTTGTCATTGTCAATCAGCAGGACTTTGAAGCCCTTTACTGCTGCCAGAATGTGTGCCATGTTTACGCTGGAAATGGTCTTTGCCACTCCCCCTTTAAGATTGATAATTGATAATACTTTCATGTGGTATTCCTCCTTGTATCTGGTATGAATTTATAGTTGCTTCCCAGTAATGCACGGGGCGGGACTTGAACCCGCACCCGGCAGCTTCGGTGGCTGCTGCGCTATCCATTGCGCCACCCGTGCTTGTATGCTTATTGGTACTGCATACACAAAAGCCCTTTTATTGCTGTTGGCATATCGTATGGCACCATGTTTTCTTTGTTGCACTGGTCAAACATTGCGTTAATTCCTGCAAGCTGCCATTCTTCAATATCGTTCTTTTCATCTCTTAAAAATTCTGCTGCTTCTCTTGCTTCTTTCATGCAGCTTTTCATGACTCTTGCATTGTTCTCTGCTGTGCTTATCATCATTACCAGTTCCCCGGTTTCTTTTGCTTTTTCAAATGCTTCTTTTTCTTTCTCCCATCTTTCTTCCTCTTTCAACATTTCTCCCATGAACCAATATGCAAGGTTCTTTGTTCTTCTGATTGCTTTTTCTCTGTTCTCTGTCATGTTTGTTACCTCCGTTTGCTTTACTTCTTTAACTGTCTTTATTATATACTTACGGAAGTATAAAGTCTATTGACATTCTGCACAATCTTACGGAAGTATATTTGTATATCTTGTATACTTCCGTAAGTATTTATTGTTATCTGCCCCGGCGTTTCAGTTCTTCCGCAAATTCTCTGACCGGAACTTTCACGGTCAGTGGTATGTACTTTCCGCAGTTATCCAGTTCATACAAGAACTGTGTTTCACCTTTTTTCAGATAGTGAAGTGTTGCAATATCTGTGACCTTGTGCAGTGCGACTGCTCCCGGTGTGATTGCCACGCAGCCTTGCGGCAGGTAGTATGCTTCCCGTGTTTCGCCGCCTTTCTCTGCCAGTCTAATTGCTACTTTGTCCCCAATCTCTAACGGGCACACCGCCTTGAAAAATTCTGCTTTCATTCCTCTTTGTCCTCCTGTTCGTATTTCTTCCGGTTCTCATGCTTTACAACCCAAGCTGCTTCCCTTACTACCACATAGACCAGAAATAAAATTCCAAGCCCCACGCAGACCGCAAAGAATGTCACCAGTGCTTTTATAACTTCAATCAGAAATGCAATCATTGTTCTTTCCCTCCCTCATTTTCTGTTTCGCCCAGCCAATAGCCCGGCTGCTTGCGTTTATCTGGTGTAGCTGGCGCACCCTTATGTTGTTTGTCTTTTCTTCCGCTTCTGCCTGCTGCCGTTCCAGCTGTCGGCGGTAAAGTAATTCTTTCCCGCTGTAATATTTCCGTTTCTTTTTCGTCACGTCTGCACCTCCTAAAAGTATTTACGCTTGTATCTGCTGCCCTTGCTGGCGCTCTGTTTTCTTCTCTGGCGCTGTTTCCGGCGTTTCTGAAACTTTGCGTCTTCTGTTGCCGCAACCTGCTTTTTGACTGCTTCATGGTCTATGTTGTCAACCTCTTCTTGCAGAACTTCCAGCACTTCAACTTCACTGTTCTTGAAAGTGAATGTCATACCGGGGTCATACTCTCCACTTGTCCAGTCTTTCTGGAACTTCTCAAAATTATCTCTGTATCTATACGGTGCCTGTGGGTGGTACTGTTCGGCTTCATATATGCCCAGCATAACTTCTTTGTCGTCCTTGTCGTCCCAGTTGTAAAGGTGCCAGCTTTCGTGGTTGTCCCAGTTCCACTTTGACAAATACAACACTATTCCGTCAAAGTAGTTACCCTCACGCACCATGCCTTTCATTTGCTTGCAGGTGAAGCCCTGCCCCTTTAATTCCTCTTTGATTTTCTCATAGTCCCTGCCGCCAGTATGTAACTTTGCTTTTACGATTAACGGCAAATACTGTGGCTGTTTATCTTCTTTTCTTGCCATTGCTTGTCCTTCCCAGTCTGTCTGCAATCCTCAATATGCTTTCCATTGACTTTCTAATGTTTGTGTCTGTACCCTCTGTGATTTTCAGCACGTCTGCTATGTCCCGCAGTTCTTGTGCCATTTCTTCTGTTTCCCCGGTCACAATGTCGTATTTATTGCGGCAGGCGGTGCAGACCTGCGAACCCTCCGGGATAACTTCACCGCATATCAAGCAGCGGTCAACGTCGTTCATTCTTCCCAGCTTTCGTATTTCTTCACACGCCTTGTCAAGTTCTGCACCTGCTCAACAAGGTTTGCAACCTCATGTGGTGACAATCCGGTTTGTTCATAGTCATACAGTTTCTTTGCGGCTTGATTGACTGTGACGTGTGGTTTTAATATGGCTTTCTGCCCGTTCTGGCTGTATTCCGTCAGCGTCGTTCTCTTCTGCCGCTTCTGTGGCTTCTGTGGCTGTCTGAACGCCCCTGCACGCTTCATGGCGCTGTAATATGGCACTGTCTGTTTCAATGTGTGGTCCATTGCTCCCATTTACTCTTCCACCTTTCTTCCTGTCTGCTCTACAACTCCCAGATAACCCGCTATTGTGTCCATTGCTTCTTCTGCTGTCCAGCAAACCGCTGTTTCATATCCCTGCTGCCGCAGCTGTTCCAGCCACCAGTCCTGCTTCTCTGTGGTCTTGTTGTTCTGCCACTTCATTTCCACGTAAAGCCCATGTTTGCCGTTTCTGGCTACTGGCAAGCATAAGTCCGGCACCCCGGCTTTCACTCCCTGTCTTTTAAGGTTCGCCGCTTCCAGCTGGTTTCTGCTGCCGCCGTTCGGTATGTGGTGCAGCAAGTCCAGTTCCGGGAAGTCCTTTGCGTAGAACCTCGCCCAGTTTATAACTCTTTCCTGCTCCGTCGCTTCGCTGCGCTTTCTATAATATCCTCTACTCATTGGCGTTTGTCCTTTCGTCAAGGTGTGTTGCCATCATGTCTGCAATGTGAAGCATAGCCGCAAGCCTGCTGCCTGCAAAAGCATTGTTCATGTCATAGCTGCCGCCCTTTACTGCGCTATCAAAAGCGCCCATGTGCCATCTGATAGCCAGCATTTCTTCTTCCGTAAGCTGCATATATCGCATAATCTGTATAATTGACTTTTCACCGTGTCCCAGCGGCAGGCTGTTTGTATATCCGTACACCTCAACTTCTTTCCAGCTTCCGTCTTTCTGCTTCTGGTCCTCCTTTTCCACCTTGTAGGCGTCCACCTTGCAAACATCATGCAGAAGTGCTGCAACTGCGATTGTGTCCACGGTGTATTCCGGGTACGTTCTGCCCTGCCTTTTGTCCTCTTCGTCTGCCAGCCGAACCAATCTGCGGTATACATGGTTTGTATGTTCTACCAGACCGCCTGCGTATGCGCCGTGGTACTTTGTGCTTGCCGGGGCTGTGAAAAATCCTGCTTCTTCCAGCCATGCAAGCAGTTTGTCTGCTCCCGGTCTGCTTATGTACGAAAAGTAATTCTCGAACTTCTCAACCTCTGCCATTCTCTGTTCTTCATTCATTGTCTTGTCCTCCTGTGGTTTCTTCCCGGCTGTCCACCAGATATATTTTGCCGTCCTGCTCATACAGCATGACTTTTCCTTTCAGTGCCGCCAGTGTCATTTCTGCTTTCATTCCATCTGATACGCCGTACTTGTCGCCAACCAGAATGTATTTGCAGTTTTCAAGTATCTTCATTCCCGCTGCCATGCCCCATCTTCTTTCTTCCGGGTTCTGGTCGTCTGTAACTTCCGTCAAGTATAAATGCACCGTGACCGGGACAAAGCCATTGTTTATGGCTGCCCGTGTCAGCTTGCGTGCATATTCCTTGTTGCGCTTTGTGTCGCCCCGGTATGGGCTACACACATACAACAAATCATTCACCCGCCGTCACCTCCTAATCTTCCAGCGTCAGTTCTTCACCTGCTGCCGCTGGTTCTTCTTCTCGCTTCCATTCGTCCAAATCCAGAAGCGTTCCGCATTTACTGCAATAATTGAAATCACGGGACACATGGAAGTAATAGCCGTCTTCCCGGTCTTTTCGCAAATCCTTGTCATACGCTGAAAACAAGTGCTTTCCGCATACCGGGCAATAGTAACTGTTCAAATATCCCAGTTGTCCCGGCAATGTGGGGTATTCGCTCTTCTGTGCTTTTGGCTTTCTGGGTTTCCTTGTTGCCATGTGCTACACCTCCATTGCTGCTTTTTTAAGCTGCCTTTGCAGGTCTTCAAACTGCTGCTGCAAGCCTTTTGTATTTTTATATGTGCTGCACGTTTCGCATTCCGGTTCTTGCAAAAGAACTTGTCTGCACATTTCACACGTTTTTTGTTCTTCATTTAGGCTGTATACAATCAGTGCCATTCTGAAGCTGATACCCCAGAATTTTTTCAAGTCAATTCCGCTTATGTCCACCGGAACTGCTGCCCGGTTCACTTCTTCGTCTGTAATGCCATAGCGCTTTTTTAATGCTTCATACATCTGCTGCGCTGTCTGCTGTTCTCCACCTACGCCACGTTCTGCAAGGGCTTTTATTTTCACCAGCTTTTCAATGATTTTCTGTCTATCTTCCATCAGTCTTCTTCCTCCGGTTCCCCAAGCAGTGCTGTTGGCGGTTTTCTCTTGTCCATAAGATTTGAATACCACGCAGCCTTTTTCAACATTCGCTTTTCTTCGTCTGTCCTCTCTGGCGCTTCTGCGTCGTCTTTTTTATAGCAACGTGCCGTTTCGTCCGGGAATAGGTCATTGCCCCACCTAAACGCCACCAAAAACGCTTCCAGTTCTCTTTTCAATTCCTCTTTGTAGAAATTGTAAAGCAGTGTTATTTCTGCTGCTTCAATCTCCGTGCAATCACAACCACGTTTCTTCCTGCGGCTGTATTTCCCAGTGTATATGTGGTAACTTGCGTCACCCGTCACCTTGTAGAAAATCCAGCGTAGCACCCTTTCTTCCAGTTCGTCTGCATATCCGAACCAGTGAAGCGTCACTGCGTCCAGCATTATTTCTTCGTCTTCCAGTTCGTATCTGGCTTTTAAGTCCTCATACATTCGCATTGCGGTTTCTTTTTCACCGCCCACGCCACGTTCTGCAAGGGCTTTAATTTTCTTTAGCTTTGCAGCTATCTTGTCACGTTGTATCTGGTCCATGTCTTTTACCTCATATACTGCCACGACTGCGGCGCACGCTTCATTCCCAGTTCTTCCAGCGTCACTGTTCGTGGATATTCTTTCACGGCTGTTATTTCCCAGCCATACACCTTGTTTCTGCTTCCTGCTGCATAATTGTGAATATCATGTGCAGGAACCTTGCTTTTTCTCTCTGCTTCTTCAAAGTTCTTGATTTCCAGAACTTCCGGGCAAATAAATTCACCAACTATTCCCACACCGCCTGTGACATACACCAGCACCCGGAACGGTGCTTTGCATTGTGGCTTTGTCTTCCGCAGTTCCAGAACCTTTTCACCCGCTGCCATTTTCTGCCACCATTTCTGGTGCAGTGATAATATGACCACTGGCATTTCTTCCAGTTCTGGTGGTTTCCATTGCTGCTTCATGTTCTTTTCCTCCTAAATCTTCAATACCTGTCCCGGATATATCAAATCTGGGTTCTTAATGCCGTTTTTGTGTGCCAGTGCATAGCAGGCGGCGCCGTTTCCGTAAAACCTCTGTGCAATCTTCCAAAGGCTGTCACCTTTTTGCACTGTGTATTCTTTCCGGTCTGTCTGGTTTCTTCCTACAACCTCCGGCGGTTCCTCTGTTTTGTAGTAGAACGCTTCTGCTACCGACCCGCAATACTGGCACCGTTCGCCCAGCTTTACTTCTGCCCCGCAAAATTTACACTTCATGTGCTGTCCCTCACTGTTCAAATTCGCTTTTCAGTTCAATTCTGATATACAGAATGTGTTGCAGGTCTTCCACCCGGTATTGTGTGAATTGTTCAACTGGCACCTGCTCCGGCAGGCTGTCTGTTTTCTCCCAGTCCCACATTTGTTCCGTGGCTCTGTATGTTTCCATACCCAGTCCCATTTTCTTAATGCGTCGCTGCGGGTTCAATGTTCCATGCACTGCGTTTGCAGCATATCCACGGTATACAACCTGTCTGGCTGCGTTATATATCACCACTCTGTCACTGGGCGTCAGCTTGTCCATAATGTCACCCAGTCTGATTTCATTTTCCATCACCATTCACCCCTCATTCTTCTTTCAATTCTTTCTTTCGCCTGCTGTACCTCTCTTGAATACTCTGTTTCTGTCAATCCTTTGTTCCATACGTGTTCATAGGCACCAGCAACGCCGTAGTTGTAGGCTGTCAGCACTTCTGCTTCTGTGTCGAACCTCTCTTGCAGTTCTGCCAGATAATCTACACCGACAAGCATGTTGAAATATGGGTTTTCCACATTATCAACATTCAGTCTGTGCATACGTTCTTTGTGCCATTTTGGCAATACCTGCATATATCCTGTTGAACCCTCTTTGCAGCTGGCGTCCCATTTGTACCCGCTTTCTATCTCGATAATTGCCAGCACCAGTGTATATTCAACGCCATACTGCTTGCATATTATGTATGTGTACTGTTGCATACATTCCGGTAAATACCCGCCGTTGTCTGCGTAGTCCTCCGGCACTTCATAGCGTGTCCAGCCGTCCAGTGCTTCCCCGTCCCAGTCGAATGACATAAGGTTGAACGGGTACGCTTCCGCTTCTTCCGTGGTGCTTTCCGTCGGCTGTGTGGTCTGTACTGGTTCCGGTGTGTTCTTCGGCAGCGTGCTTGCTGTTGGCTTTACTGCTGCGCCTACCACAGCCACGCACACAACAAATACCAGCACGCCTGCTGCAATGTAATTTCCGTATGCCTTAATTGCTCTTTTTATCCTCTTACGCCTTAATATCCGGCGCAGCCTTGTTTTTCTTCCTGTTTCCACTTCGTTTTCCTCCTTGTCCTGCCTTTTTTGGCTCTTTTTTCCACATTTTCAAGTAAATATGCCACCCGGTCTGTTCATAAAAGACCGCTTCGCATGACACAATGTTGTAATTGCTATATATCTTTCTGAACTCTTCCAGCCCTGCGTCCGGTGACTTTGCCAGCTGTTCCACTCTCCTTTTGCTGTACTTAAAATCATTGCACTTTTCTTCCGGTGCGTTCAGATTTCGGCTGTACTTCCAGTGGTTTTGGTCACGCTGCTGCTTCTCCCCGCCGTCCTCTCTGGTTGTTTCCGGGCGGTCAAGGTTTCTGCTGCTGGAATAGCGTTTCTTTCCCTGCGGGTCCTTGACAATATACTTGCAAAGTCCCTCTATTCCGTTTTCATTCATTTGCAGGCGGTCTGCGTTCACCCAGCCCATCTGCTTTATACTGGCTCTGTATTCCGGGTCTTTTGTCTTTTTCCAGTTAATGCGGTCTTTTGTCCACATTAGTTCCACGTCGTCACGGTCAAGTCCACCGTTCATAATGATGTGGTGATGTATACGCTTTAGGCACTGCCCGTCCTTGCTGTATTTGTATTCTGTTACCAGTATGTATTTAAGGGGTTCAAGCCCCAGTTTCTTTCTGCGGTATGCTATGCGCCGCAGGTAGTTTGTCACAATGTTTTCTGCTTCTTCTACTGTGCCCGGCAGGTTCTCTTCACTGTATGTGCAGGACGTGTGCAGGTCCCCTATTCTGAAATTGCCATTGCCCAACTGTACCAGATAGCGTTTGGCGTTCTTGTCGTTAAGGTCTTTTTGCTTTGGGGCATTGACTTTTCTTTTCTTACCCCTCTTCCCTCTGGCTGCCTGCTCTGCTGCTTCTGTTCGTGGTATTATGTCCACCTCTCTATAATTGGCACAGTCTGTCTTCTTCTCTCTGATAAACACCACTGCACTTCCTTTTCTGTCTGATACCTTTTCAGCGTATAAGGGTACACCAGAAGTGGGGTGGCTCTATCCTCCATCAATCCTGTTTATTATCCATACAGCGTATATATAAATTTATATATTTCGTAGGAATGTTAATACCCCATACAAGCCCGTTTAGCAGGGATAAAACCCGCTATTTTCAAGGACTTTTCAGCCCTAAAATGTTTGACTTGTAACCGCCAATATGGTATAATAAACGTGTATTGAATTATTAACATATTGACTTTTGAAAAGCCTTTGATTTTGTGTTTCCGGCACAGCTTCAAAGGCTTTTTGCTTGCCATTTTTACAATGCTCTGTACAACTCTTTGTGGCTCTCACCGCACCAGATTTTCTTCCCATCTTCCGTCTGCACAGTCACTATTCCGTCCCTAAATCTGTACCCAGCAATTATCTTGCCCCGGTGCCATTTACCGTCAAAATAGATTTCTGCTGGCTGTCCCTCGACGTATGGGAAATTATCTGCGCTCATTCGCTCTGCGCTCCTGCGTGTGCTTCCGCACCCGCTTTCAGTAAATCAGTTACCAGTTCCCAGCTTTCCAAGAATAAAGCGGAACGGAGCGAAACGTAGTTGTAGACGTTAGAACGGGCGCTGTACAAGCTCAGCGCACCAGCGCCACCGTGGGAAGTGCCGCCGAAACTCGAACCCCGGAAAGGCACGGCTTCTTCAAGTTCACTGTCTGCCCATATTCCGGCTGTTTCGTTCTTCCAATCGTGCGGTACAATTCCCAGCTTGTACGCAATTTCCGGCACGTCTTCCAACTCTTCCAGCTGCAATTCTGCAATGTGGCAGCCGTCCCAGTCCTTTTCTATCTTTTCTGCGGTTGACATAACCACGCCGCCGTCACTGCTGCCGTACAGCTTCAACGGCTTTCCGTTTACCTCTGCAACGGTCCAGTCCGGTGCTTCGTCCTTGTAGCCCTCAACTGCTGCGTCATTGTCCTTTATGTACTCCACAACGCCTTTGTGCAGGCGTAAACCTGTTACAAATTCCCAGAAGTCGCCGCAGATACCGAACACGCCGCCTGCGGTGCCATCATGTGACCATGTAAGCGGGTCACACCCGGTCAGCGTTCTTCCGGCGCTGTCGTATACAACGCCTTTTTCCTGCGGGTTGTCCGCATTGCAGCCGTGGTTTGTGTTGCCGCCTATCGTGTGCCCCAGTTCTTCTGCTTCATGCAGCAAGTAGACAAATTCCGTGTTTGTCATAAGGTGCCAGCCCTCACCCTTTCTGGCGCAGGCTGCCGCCGCTTCATCAAGTGTGATTGTGTGGCGTGGCTGCTGGTACGGCAAGGACACTGCAACGTCACCGCCTATGCTCTTCATTGTTGTATTGTGGTACTGTGAAATCAGAATTGCCGGAACAATCTTGTTTTTGATTTTGAACATTTCCGGCACGTCCTCCGGGTTGTACGTCCCCGGCTCCATGTAAAACATGGTCATGTAGTTTGGCAGTCCCAGTCTGTCTTTGACAATGACCGCTTTTTTCTTCACAAATTCTTTCATTTTGTGGCTTTCCTCCTTGTATCTGGTATGATTTTTATTTGAACAGCCTTGCTGCTATTCACTGCTATTGACTTTTGAAAAACCTTTGTTTCTGCTGCTGCCCGGCGCTCACGCTGACTGCTTTTCTTTCTTCTCCGGCTCTGGCTGTGTCACTGTCACGGTGACTTTCACGCCCTCCCGCTGGGATATAATCAGCGCCAGCGTTTCAAAAAAGCGCTGGGCATTGAATGTTCCTTGTACTTCCATTCCTGCGCCCTCCTTTATACGGACTGCGGCGCAATTTTCTGTGCCATGCCCTTTGCAAATCTTATGCCCTGCATGAACACCAGAAAGTCTTTCTTTTCCTGCGGTTCAAGTTCCCCCAGAAAAGCCATGACCTCTGTTGCTTCCTGCTGGTTTTCAGTTGCAATCATGGTTTCCATGTTTTTAACTTCTGTCATGGTCTGTTCCTCCTTTCATGCTGTGTGGTTTCGCAAGCGGTAAACGCTTCTGTTGTAGCGGTTACTGCTTGTTTAACTATATATTATAGCGGTTACTGCTATTTGTCAACCCTTTTTCCGTTTTTAATATTGACTTTTTTAGCGGTTACTGCTATTCTTTAAACATAAAAGAAAGGCGGTGAAGTCAAATGACTATCAATGAACGTGTGAAGCATTTTAGAAAAGATGTTTTGCACATCAGCCAGACTGAATTTGCAGTAAGTCTGGGAATGAAGCAAACTGGCGTCAGCTACATGGAACGGGACGGCTCAACCGTCACTGACCAGACAATCAAGGCAATCTGTCTTCTTTATAATGTGAATGAAGAATGGTTGCGCACTGGTTCTGGTGAAATGTATATACAGCCGGACACATTCAGCCTTGACGACTTCGTGAAGTCTAAAGGTGCCACGGGTCTTGAATTGGAAATCATAAAGACGTACTTTGAACTTGACCCAGAAATTAGAAGAACTGCCGTGGAATTTTTCAAACGCAGGCTTGTTGCTGCCGTTACTGCGGACCCTGCATTGTTAGTTCCAGACAATCCAGAAGATTTAGAAGCCCAGTGCCCGCCCGTTGACACTGGCAGTGTTTCTGGGACAGACGCCGGGTGATAACGCACCCAGCGTCCCCCCGCTATTTACAAATTATAAGTTGCGTTGCTCCATTGAAATCTAAATTATAATAAATAGTGTTTATGCTGCTGTAATAGATTGCGTACACTCTGCAATCATACCAGTATATATATTTTTTTATCATGTGTGACCACCTTTCCAGCGTGGCAAGGCTGGGCGCACTCACTATTATAATTTCTATGTTTTTGTGGATATTCGCAAGAAAGGTGGTTTTATATGGGTTTACGTTTCAGAAAAAGCGTGAAAATTGCCCCCGGCGTCCGTCTTAACATCAGCAAGAAAAGCGTTGGTATAAGTGCAGGCGTCAAGGGGTATCGTAAAAGTATAAACAGCAGCGGCAGGGTCACAACCAGCATAGGGGTTCCCGGCACTGGTGTTTCTTACGTTAAGACCGAGAATTTGAAAAGCAAAAAGAAAAAGACAGTCAGCAGCCGTGTTTCTTCCACTGCTGCCGCCGCCAGTTCCTCTGCTTCCTCTCCTGCTGCCGCTCCTGCTCCTGCTAAAGTTCAGAAAGCAGCTGCGCAGCCAAAAGAGAAGCCGCCAAAGACCACGGCAGTTTTGCAGGAAAGACCAGACGCCAGCTTTGTTGTGTTTGGCGTCGTTGCTCTGGCTGGTGCCATGTTCCTCTTTGCTTCTTCTCATGTTATTTTTTCAGTTGTTGCCGCCCTGTTCGGTATCTTCTGTCTGTATAGCTTTATACACATAAAGCGACACCCGGAAGACCCACGATACATCACGGAAGAACAGCTGACACGCTGGGGGCAGCTGGTACACTCCGACGCAAAGACCGTTTCCCAGCTGCAAAAAGCGTCCGTTCCTGTTCTGGTGGATTTAAAGAAGCGTGCTGCGTGGCATTATGAGCAGGTTTCTTCCGTTGGCTTCGGTCCAGACGTTTCATACTACGGTCAAGCCTTGATTGACGTACAAAATCAGATTGTTGCTTTATCTGAATTTGTCATGCTGCAAGGTGATAACCCTAAACAGGATTTAGAAAACTATTCTTCTTTTGTAAGTCAGAAAATAACAGCCTTTACAGACGACATTCTGAAAGACTAATAAAACAAAATGCCCCGGTCGTGCTGGGAACACTTCCGGGGCGTGCAAAGATATGTCATACCAGATACAACAATACCGTCTGCAATTTTGATTATATCACCAGCAGGCGGGAAATGAAAGGAAATGCAGGTGATACAATAGTGAAAAAGATTGATTTAAGCCCGGAACTTGTCCGGGTTGCTTTATATATAAGGGTTTCCGGGGAAGAACAGAAAATAAAAGGTCTGTCACTGGAAGCCCAGCAAGAACGACTGGAAGCATACGCAAGGGAACGTGGCTGGGTCATTGTTGGAATTTACATTGACGCTGCCAAGACCGCCAGAAAGAACATTCATAAAAGAACCGACTTTCAACGCATGATGGACAGTGTGAAGCGTGATGAAGTGGATATTCTGCTTTTCTGCCGCCTTGACCGCTGGTTTCGTTCCGTGGCAGATTATTATAAAATCATGGAAGTTCTGGAAGCGCACAACTGCGACTGGAAAACCACTGATGAAGAATATGACACCACAACCGCAAACGGGCGTCTGTATATTAACGTGAAGCTGTCCATTGCCCAGAATGAAGCGGACATTGACGGGGAACGAATAGACGTTGTATTTGACAGTAAGATTGCCCACGGCACCGTTGTTTCCGGCTCTGCTCCCTTTGGCTTCCGTGTTAATGAGGAAAAGCGGCTGGAAGTTGTGCCAGAAGACGCAGCCATTGTGCAAGACGCTTTCAACTACTTTGAAACTTCGATTTCCCAGCGTGCTACTGTCCGCTATATCCGGGAAACCTACGGCGTGAACTGGTGTGACGCCACTTTCCGGCGTATGCTGAAAGAAAAGCTGTATACTGGGGTGTATGACCGGGGCGGCAGGTTCAATGACCATTTCTGCCCGACAATCATCAGCAAGCAGCAGTTTGACCGTGTGCAAGCGCTTCTGGAACGCAACGCACGTTCTGTTCCGTCTGGCAAGGTATATATTTTCACTTCCATTCTGACTTGCGCTGAATGTGGGCATAAACTGGTCGGGTACAAGTCAAGTGATTATTATTACCGCTGCAACCAGCATTTCCAGCGTGGGCGCTGCTCTCATAATCATTCAGCCCGTGAAGACGTCGTGGAAAAGTGGCTGTTTGAACATCTGGTAGAGGAACTGGAACGCTGCCAGCTGGAATGGGAAGTTGCCGCAGCCAAAAAAAAAGCGTCCGTTGCCCGCACTGATAAAGCAGCACTGAAACGGAAGCTGACCAAGTTAAAAGAATTATATGTGAATGACTTAATAGACATTGAGGACTACAAAAGGGACTATCAAATATATACTGCTGCACTTAAACAGATACCGGAACCCAGCATTGAACCGCCGCCAGACTTCGCAGCCGTCCGCAGGCTCCTTGATAATGATTTCAAAACAATTTATGAGAATTTGACCCGTGAAGAAAAACGCACGCTTTGGCGTTCTGTCATTAAAGAAATTAGAATTGATAATGACCAGAATATCACGGGTGTTGTTTTTGGGTAGTGTTGTACTAATGTAACACTACCCGTCGGTTCATCTGCCAGAATCAGCTGCGGACGGGTGATCAGTGCGCGGGCAACCGCCGCCCTCTGCTTCTGTCCGCCGGAAACCTCATAAGGATATTTCTCAAGCAGCACATCGATCCCAAGCTTTTCGGCAATCGGCCAAAGCCGCTCCTCCATCTCCTGCACCGGTGCATCTGCCAGGACAAGTGGCAGAAGAATGTTATCTTTTAATGAAAAATGATCCAGCAAATTAAAATCTTGAAAAACAAAGCCCAGGTTCTCCCTTCTGAATTTGGAAATCTCCCTCTCGCCGAGTGTCACAATGTTCTTATTATTCAACAGCACTTCCCCTGCCGTCGGTTTGTCTAACGCCGCCAGAATATTGAGCAGTGTCGTCTTTCCGGAACCGGACTCTCCCATAATTGCGACATACTCCCCTTTTTCCACGGAAAAATTCAGATCTGCAAGCGCCTGCACCTGATTTCCCCCAAACCTTGTTGTATATATTTTTTTCAGATTACGAACTTCCAGAATAGCCATGTGTCTCTCTCCTTTCCTTGACTGTACCCAGTATAACAAAACAGAGAAATGCAAGCCATTTCTTTGGATTACATTTCTCTGCTGTTTCTTACGTTTTTGTAAGATTCTTCTATGACTCTTCCGGGAAGCCGATCATCACCCGGGTTCCCGTTCCTTCCTGCGATGTGATCGTAAAGCTGTGCCCCAGCTTTTTTAAAATAGTGCTGC